AAATCGGCTATTATCTGTTTATAATTTATTGAACTTGTGTTCATCCTACTTTTAAATATAAAATTATTGAAAACGTTATGTGAAATTATATCTGTCCCATTATTTTCTTCTGCATCTTAATCTGTTCTTGTTCCCAAGAAATTAAATAAGATAATTGGTTGAGACATTCTGTTATGTTTTTTTTGTAGATGTACTCATGTTTTGTAAAGTCATTGTCAGAGATTTTGTTGACGACCAAAAACCACCCGAACGATTTTTGGAAGTTAGTTTGAATATCATCCTCCACATCTTCCATATTAACACTATCATCTGAATCAAATTCAATTTCTTCGCCGAATATGGTAGGGTATAATTGGAAAATCTCCTTGCGTATTTGATAAAAAAAAACTGTGCCCCTAATATATATGACACATCTAAGTTCTTTTTAAAGTGTTCGGCTCGTTTGGGTAAACTTTTTAAATCATATGGTTCAATCTCAAAGTTATGTTCCGAATATTCTTTTGTGATTGGTCTATACATAATTGCTGCCAGAATGTGTAACATGTTTAATAGTTCATCTGTCTTCTTGGTTGCAATTGTGTCCATATCAATAAACTCAGCAAAGGTTAGATCTCTCCAATTTGGAAAGAATCCATATTCCACTCCATCCAATTCAAATCTATCTTTAAAAACAATATCTTCTTTTCTTGGTAATCTATCTGTAATAAAATTGGATATATACGCAATATCTTCAAAAGGACAATCCAATAAATCCTGTAATGGACAATCTGTAATTGTGTTAATTAGTTTTGCTGCAAAGTAATCCTCTGTGAACAAATCTTTTACCTTATAAATCTTGGTATATTGTTCTATGGTTATTTTCTCTCCAACCTCATAGGATTTTCCATCAATTTTAAATCTTAACATATATGTATATATTTATTTACGCAAACGCAATAGAATATCTTCCTGTTGCTTTCATGTTCTTTATTTCATAGTACATTCTCATCATCAGTGCATCAGATAAGTCAGGGGATTTTCCCAAGACTTTCTTCATCTCTTCTTTTGATTGAACTTGTACCTTATTATCTTTATCTACGTCTTTTAGTTTTATTGCAAGTAATTCCTGTGTAATCTCATCTGTAATAGATGGATCCATAATGTTTAAACTAATCTTTCCTTCTTTAAATAGTTCAGATAGTTTGACATAACATTGTGATTTGAGATTTGAGAAATTCTGTTCATGTAATGGTCTTGAGTTGTTCACAAAGTTGGTTCCTCTAATCTGATCTGCCACACCGCCTCCTACGCCATCACTATCCACAATTACATTACTTGGATGTACACCATATTTCTGTATTAGTTCCCTAATTTGACCCGATAATTCTGTGGTTGATAGTTTGGTATAGACAAATATTTCTAAGACCACCAGTCCGTTCCAAACAACTGCAACAGACCTATCTGTACCAAACCTTGCTACGTCCACAGAGATATATTTCTTATCTTCTGCTTTGGGAACATGTAAGAAGACCGAATTGGATATTGAATCAAAGTCAAATAGATTATCTGACTCATCCATATAATTCCAATCACCTTCCAGTAATCTCTTTCTTTGTTGAGGTGGTAATTCCTTCAACATTTCAATATAGGATTGTGGTAAGTGTGGATTGTCTAATGGTAATGCTGGTACAAACGCTTTGTTTGGTTCTAATGTTTCCTGTATATATGGAAGATAAAAGACTTTCTTCAACCATACTTGACCAGGGTTACATGTCATTAATATCTTTGGTATCAATCCATACTCATTTAATTTAAAACGGATACGGGATTTTAGAATGTTATAAGCTAGTTGTGATATTTGTGCGGCCTCATCTACAAACACTGCTGTAAGTTCCAAACCTCCTAATGAATCAAAGTTCGGGTCTGATGGTTGATACTGTAAATCTTTTAATATTATCTCAGACTTATTCTGGAACGTTATAACGTTACTTTGTCCATTATAGGTATAATGTTCCCCCGATTTAAATCCCATCGATTGTAGGGTCTCAAATAAAGTATTAAGAGTGGTTAATCGTAATTGAGTTAATACAGTTCTACCAATCAAACATCTAATACCTGGATATTTTATACAAAGTGTTGTAATCCAAAGACAACCCAACCAAGATTTACCCGCACCAGCTGAACCACCATATAACACTTCATTTGTTATATTGTCCATCAGTAGTTTCCAAGCCTGACCTTGTTTCTTTGTTAGTTTAATATCAACTTCCATATAAAAAATCATGTGCAGATAAATCTGTCACATCTTCATTCTTTCCTACTTCATTATTCCATCTATGTGGGTCATGTTGAACTTCACAATCTACTCTTCCTCTTTTACATCTTAATTCCCAATCCTCTTTGGTCTTATTATGAATATGACTAATATAAGCCACATCAGTTGGTCCATTTGGATGGAATGGTCCAAAGAACTTATGTCCATTGGTATCCATTGATGGTTGATGACAATTGTGTGGTAACATCATTCTCTGATTCATTCTTGTATTAACAATTACTTTGATATGTTCATTTACATTGTTATTTCTCTTTGGGAACATCTTTAATAATGAATTGGATGTTCTCTTTTCTATTCCCAAGTTTCCATGAAAATACCAGTTAAGAGATAGGACAGGATGTTTTGAACCATACTCCTCAATAAACTCTTTGATGTTATTATGTTTCTTCAATACAATAAACTCATCACAATCTATGAACGCAATCCAATCATATTCTGTATTGTCTTCCAATACTTTGTTGTATAATGGGACCTGAATGGAACGACCATCACAGATTGCTTTCTCCAAATAAGGTTTCTCTATATCTGTTCTCCAATCGTTTTGGAACATGATAATCTTATCAAATCCCAATTTGTTATTATACTCCAACCATTCTTCTAAGTAGTAGTCTTCCCACTTAGCTACACACACTAATGCTACATTCATTTTCAATTCTTTCTTTTGTCATTTGAATATATCTTTCTGATATATCAATACCTATATAATTTTTATTATTTTTTAATGCAACAATACCAGTTGTCCCCGAACCATTATAACAATCTAATACAACCCCATTTTCAGGACAACAACTATTAATTATATTCTCAACCAATTCTTCGGGGAATGGTGCAGGATGTTCTTGATTAATCTCTTTTGATATTCTCCATATATTCTTTTTATGGATTGATTTTGATTTGTCAAAGTATGGTGACGCATCCCAATTCTTTTTAATCCAAAATACCCATTCAGTTGTTTTAAAAAAATATTCTTTTGTTAAATATGGTGTATTACCTCTATCCCAAACTATAATCTGTTTAACATTATAATCATAAACATAACTTGGATGGATTGTATTATTCTTATGGAATATATCTGTGTGATTATAAAATATTGAACCAGTTGGTTTAATAATTCTAATCAGTTCTTCTATTACTTCTTTCTGTTGTTTAACATATTCCTCAGGTTCCAACATGTCACTAAACTCATCATAGTTAATAGTTCTTTTCCATGTTCCTTGGGACCTGTTTCTTGTCCAATAGTTTTTATTGTATGGTGGACTGGTTACAACCAAATCAACCGAGTTACTTTCAATCTTTCGTAGTTCTGTTAAACAATCACCTCTTCTTAAATCTAAATTCATTTTATATATATTTTATCCAAGAATTATCTACAAACACTTTATCAGGTTTACCAAACATTTCATTTACTGCTTGAGTTACACCTTGTAAGTGTGGACCATTTGTTCCATAATCATGTCCACCAATTATTCCACCTTCTTTGATTAATGGTAAATAATTGATTATATCTTGTTTTACACCATCATATGTGTGAAGACCATCTATATAAACAAAATCGTATTTGTCCTTTAATAAATTAACTGCGTCATCACTCATCATCTTGTAAGTTGTAATCTTTTGTTTTTGTTCTTCAGTTCTATTTTTAAATTCCTGAAACACATCGTTAAAATCAAAATTACTTGTTGGGTCTGCAGGATCATAGTTGGGAAGGAATGGGTCAATTGCAATAACATGTTTAAAATGTCTTGCAAAGATTACAGTTGATTCACCGATGAATGAACCAATCTCAATCATTGTCTTATTGGATACGTCTCCTAATTCTTTAATCATATCTAACAAACCTTGTGTTTGTTGATAGTCCCTCATTAGAGGTTGGTTTTTATTTATTATGTACATATATATGGTAACCCAAAAACGAAGTTTTACGCGTAATCAGGTTAAATTTTTTTAGTCATCAATTTTAATATTGATTGTTATGGGTTCTCCACCCGATGTTATGTCTATCTTTCTTTGTTCCAATCCATAAAGTTTATTAATGTCCGCTAATGTTTCGCGTTCCACCCTTTTATTGTTGTCAAGGCGGGCCCTGTGAAGAAGGTCAAAGTACCTACTAAGTTGTTCCGAGATAATCTCTTCCGTCTTTTCGTTGAATCTCTGCTGTAGTCTATCTTTGCAGTCCTTCCAAACATTCTCAGCCGCACGCTCTGTAATTCCCCATCGTTTGGCTCCTTGTTGTCTAAATTCTGTGTACGAGAGTTTTTCATATAAAATCATTTCAAGTGCCTCAGGGATTCTTTCCTCATAGGATGCTATGTTGGACTTTCTTCCTAATTTATTGTCTTTTTCCATTATAGTTTTAGTTTAAGTGTGTTAGTTATGTAGTTCTTTAATATTCTTGTTTGAGTATGGACACAACTATAACAGTTAAAATCAAATTCTTCATTGAAGAGTGCTTCATATACCTTTTTGATAAATGGTTTCTCTTCTTCCTTTGGTCTACCTAACATGATATACGCTCTCTTAATATCTTCCACCGATGGAATATATTCTGTTAATTGAACTGGTAATTCTGTATTACCTTTGACTTCCACTTCTTTCTTCTTCTTACATGATTTACACCCTTTTACTTTCTTAGGAGGATTTTCAATTGCTTCTTGTTTGAGTTTCTCTAATCTTTCTAATTCTGTACTCATAATCAATTTGTTGTTGTTCCACTTATTGTTGGAGTTGGTTTTGGTGTTTCTTGTTTACCTTTGCATCCACATCCCATAATATTCTTTTATTTAAAATATAACAAATTTATTCCTCATTTAATCTATTGAGGACATTATTTTTTATTTGTGACTTACCTTCTCTAATATAACGAGAAATACTCGTTAAAGGAATAGTTGTCTTTCTTGATACTGCTTTAAGTGAATTAAGAGTTAAATACATGTCTAGAATTGATTTTCTAAACCAATCTAACTCAGAGTATTGTTCTTCCAATATTTGGAATAGTTGTTCTGTTTCAAATGTTTCTTGTTCCTCAGACATGTTCATCGCCTCAGTTAACTCTGAATAAGTTAATCTTTCTTTTCTAATTCTGTAATGATAAGGTGATGTTTGAGAATAATAGTTAACTCTCATTATTGAAGTGATATAGTATTTGATACTCTCGTCATTATATTCTTTGAGGATTATCTTCTCCTTTTGATATAGTTGGAGAAATACTTCATGTAGTAATTCCCTGCTGGTCTCTTCGTCCTTCTTGGTGATTTTCTTGGCGATGTTTAAAAGTTGGTAATAGTTACGGGTAATGAAACACTCAATTTTCTGGTTCATTAATTAAATTTCTAATATCCTTCAAGACTTGGCATATTTCATATTCCTCTTTTTCTTGATTTGTTATGATAGAACTTTCCAATAATTTATCCAAGATTTGCATTCTATCTATATCTGGTCTCAATTGTCTATCCAAAATGTGTAACATCATATCCATAATCTCATTACACAATATTTCCTTGTCTTCCTTATCATATTTGAAATAATCCACTGGTACCTCTAGTTCACCTACTTTGACATGTTTTTCCATTCCAAATAATATTTTCTTACGGTTGAACTATTTAATTTTAATTTCCTTGCAATAATATTAAAGTTCAATCCTTTATCTTTATACTCAATAATCTTATCTAGAACATGCTGGTCAACTTTTCTTAAATGGTGTTTAGTTTTCTTCAAGTTGAGGAAAACTATTTTTCCATTTATTAGTTCCTTTACACCAGGTTTTGTCCAGATACCTTTATCTTCATTATAAATATAACCTAAAAGTTTTAAAAATTGAAATGTGCAATCTTTCTGGTACTCATCTGTATATTTGTTGGGAGTTAATAAAACCTTATCACTACCACAATTATCTATCAAATATTCTTTTCTTTTATTTCTTTCTAGTTCAACTTCGCACTGTCTACATCTGTTGAGATAAACTGTTCCATCACTTCTAGTATAAAAATCTGTTGAGATTAATTTCCATTCATGACAATCCATACAATTCTTATATAGAGGATTGGTTGAATAATCAATTTTAGGGGGTTCCGGTGTCACTGGTTGGATTATCTTTTCTTTTCTAGTACTTTCCTTGTATTTTCTTTTTTGTTCGTTAAAACAAGTTTTACAAACTCTTCTAGTTCTCCATTTCTGTTGAGTAGAATGAAAATAAGATTGGTACTGGTCTTCTAGTTTATCTATTCCGCATTTAGAACATATCATATAAATATCTGGTATAATTAAAAAATCCGCAGGATAAAATGGAAACCTGCGGATTACTGGAAAATCAAATTCTATTTATTACTAGAACAATAATAAATATAATAAAAAAATTTGTAAAAACCAACTATTTTTTATTATTT